ACTACCATTTGACCTTTAGCCGTTCGGAAACAAACGAGGCACAATGCCAAGAATTACTAGCACAAGGTCACAATGTGGCTGTTATATTCGCGCATGGTTTGCCTATCCGCCGCAAGCTTTGGGGTGCGCGCATTATCGACGGCGATAAGCACGATTTGCGCTTTCTTGATCCCAAAGGCGTGATAGTCGGGTTGTCCCCAAAGGGTCACAAGGCGAAGCGCGATATGTCCGGCTTTGTCTTGCGCGACTATTGAGGGATAGGGCGCAAGCCCTATTCTTTTCGCTGTGGTTAAGCCACGCGGGGAAACGCTTCACGCTTGGGAGTCGGCGTGGTCAATGGCGGGGTAAAAGTCCTTAGACGTTCCCGTAATTATTAACCGAAAAGGAACCCAAACCATGACCGGAATTTATACCGTCGTAAACGATAGCGACCTGATGGACGCACCCCATACCGTGTCGTTTTGCTACCGGAAACCCGCCGAAGAATATGTCCGCGAGTTGTTTAGGGTTTATTTGGAATATTCCAAAACCGACCCAACCGAACCGTTACCCGAACCCGAAACCTACTACAACGGGGAAAAATACACGTTCGAGGGCGGATACTGCACCGAAACCGTCTTTTTAATCGAAACCGAGTTGTTAGGAGAATAAAACCATGACCATCAAATATATTCACCACCCACCGATTACCGTAACCCTTAAACGGTCAGAGTTTCTCGCGATAGAAACCGCCCTAAAATTCGCCAGATATTACAATTTGGGGGAAACAAAACCCCCAAAACAAAAAGTAGACCCAAATTTGAACAGCATGTTCTATGAACTAAAAGAACGGTTCGAACAAATTTGGCGGCAAGAAAATAACATTAAACCCGACCCATACATTGAATTATTCCACCAGACATTTCCAAACCACTGAAAGGAACCCTATCCATGCTTTGGATTGTATCAAACGAAGACCCGAAAGAAACCGCCATCAATGCGGGGGAAAAGGAATGGTTCGCATATTTGGGGGACGCAGAAGAAGCCGCCAAACGTATTGCGAACGAAACAGGCAAGCTGCAACACATCTATAGCTTTGTGCGGCACCACAGCATTATGCCCGAACCCGAAAACACGTACCGCCTGTGCTTTAAAAAGGTTGAAAGCCACTTTATGACCGTAAACGCTCATAACCTTGAGGAAGCGATCAAAAAGGGTAAAGACCGCCTGTCATCAACCGATTATGAATTCTATGACCATGTGGAACTCGCGTATCAGGAGACACCAGATGAAACGTGATTATAAAGTAACCGTCACGAAGGTTTCAACCATTACCGTTACCGCTTATGATGAAGAGGACGCGATTGAAATTGCGTCCCAACTCCCCAATTCATTACCGGATTGGGAACACAAAACCGAATATGAGGCAGAAGAGGAATACGATTACGATGAAGAACCGTAACCCAATCGGGAAAGCATTACGCGATCCCGTATTCAGGCAAAGGGTTGTAAAGGACAAAAAAGCGGAACGCAACCGCCGACAATGCCGAACCCACAACCCCAAAACAGACTTCACAATGACAAAGAACAGAGGCGGGTCAAACCGCCTTTTTCATATAAAAAACAATACTTTAGCGTTGTTTTTCCGTCAAGGTTGACAACTATCAATTTTTGGTTTAAAGAACGGGTCAAGTGCTTGAAAAAGGATCATAAATTATGAAAATGCGTTTCTATTATTGTCAAAGATGCGGGAGTATCCATATCTCCGCACCCACTACCACACAATGGGATCAGGCGGCGCAGCAATGGGTTGCGGATGCACCGAACCTTGAGACGGGTTTTTGTGCGGTTTGTGAAGAACCGACCCAGATCCGTGAGGGGTTGATTATGGAAAAAATCGAGGTTGAACGTTAACCATACGGGGGTGAGTACAAATGGACATTGTTGAACGGTTGCGGCGTTGGTCGCCTGAAGAAAGCACACATGAGTTGCATGAAGATGCCGCTGACGAGATTGAACGGTTGCGGGATGTTATGGAAACGGTAGCAGACGCTCTTTACGACAAGGGTGATCATGAATGTTGGGCAGCGTTAAGAAATGCTTTATGGCAGCAAGGGGAAAAAGAGTGATGGCAAGTTTCAAAGGGAAATTTGAATCAGCAAAACAAGATTGGGAAACTCCAATAGAATTGTTTGATGAGTTAAACAAAGAGTTCAATTTTACATTGGATGCCGCCGCATCTGGCACCAATAAAAAGGTCAACAAATATTTTGATCAAGCGTCAAATGGGCTTGTTCAAAATTGGTCATCAGAAGTTGTTTGGTTGAACCCTCCTTATGGTGATGGAAAACACAAGCTGGTGGATTGGGTTAAAAAGGCTGTGGCAGAAAAAGAAAATGGCGCAACAACAGTTATGCTGATCCCAGCAAGGACCAATACAAATTGGTTCCATGATCTGTGTCTAAAGCATGGGGAGGTTCGGTTTATACGGGGCAGACCAAAGTTTGGCGGGGCAAGTCACGGATTACCGCAACCATTATGTTTTGTAATCTTCAGATCAAACAAGCATTAGGGAAGAAAGAGTGATGACTAAAATGATTAAATCACGAATTAACGCATTGGAAATTGAAAACGCAGAATTGCGGCGGGAAAATATTTCCTTGCGCGATCAATTCGCTATGGCGGCGTTAACCGGAATATTAACCCGATCCGCAACCTGTTTTGATAAAAACGGGTTTCAATCACTTGCAGGTTATGCATACCAAATAGCTGATGCTATGCTTGCAGCGCGGGACGATTCAACCGAAAATTGAGCAAAGTATTCACCTTCCGGTTATGACCCACTGTTATAGTGACCGCCTTCCCAACCCACAGGAGGCCACTATGGCAAAATTTATTGTTTCTTTATCCGCTCCCCTCGCTCGTGAATACGAGGTTGTTGCTGATGATATTGACGCAGCAATCGAAATCGCGACCGCTGAATTCATTAAAGATTTTCCGGTGGCGGCAAACACCGCCGAGATTGATGAATTCGACGTGGAGGTTTCTGAGTCTTACGAAATCGACAATGACGGTAATGTTGTTGATGACGAAGAAGAAGACGCAGACGAAGAGTGATGAAATGGGGGAGGGCCGAAACGGGGGGAAAGCCCTCCCCCTTTCTCAACCGCCGACAAAAGGAGCAAAACGGCGGGAGAAGTGTTCATAATTAACCGATATTGTTCATGAGAACAACCGGCTTTCAGTATTAAATTCCAAAACCGCATATCCAATTTTACCCGCATCGGGTTGGTAACGGATCTTTTTCACATAAATCCCCGTTGTTGTATCATATTCCGGATCCCCAATCCGACCGACAATGACCCCCAAATCCGCCTTATTTGCCCAATGGGAACTGTCCGCGAGATTGTACAACCCCAATTCTTCGCTATCCATTTGGCTTGATGCCTTCGTCGGGTGAACGACCACAATCACCAAAACATTGTATTGCATAGCGAATGATTTAAGCTTTTTGATGGCCCGACCGATATATTCCGTGTGGCTTTCGTCCGACCGCTTGCGATGTTCAATCTCGTTCCACGGGTCAATCAATACGCATTTAACACCCTCACGGATGACAGCCGTCTGCATTTTATCAATCAACCAATCAATATCATGCTCAATGTCCAAATCCGAACGGTTTGGAGCAATGAACGTGAAATACTTGTTAATAAAGGCCTTGGCTTTCTCCTGAAGCGCGACAGACCCATGCGTAAATTTACAACCCATAGCCGCCCCCATAATCGCGTGGGTGACATATGGTGCGATCTGCATCTCGAATGAGGCGACCGCAATAGGCCATTTATGAAGCTTCGCGAGGTTCGCGACTAGCTGCATCGTCCATGTGGATTTACCATGTCCCGGAAAGCCGCCTACAACCATAAAAGCACCGAGGTGAGGCTTGATGTACCCATCGACTAACGCCCAGCCCGTAGAGTACGTTTTTATTGGATCTGTAGGGGGAAAATCCTCCTCCTTGTACAGTCCGTCTATTGGGTACGGCTTGGCGGACGCAATACAGTCCAAAACAGCTTGCGGGCCGTGTTGAACCAAGACCTCATTAAAGTCTTTGCATCCAGTTGGATACACCACAAACGAACACCGAACACGATCCAAGCGACGTGCAAGTTCTTCAGATAATCGTTGACCAGCTTCATCATTGTCCGCCGCTATTATGATCCATGGTATTTTGGATATTATTTCCCAGTCATTAGCGAGGAAAGAATACTTCGTGTCACTTCCAAACTCGATGTCATCACATCCTTGAGGTACTCGTATAAGCTTACCAGTACTATCACGAGGGGGAGGAGCACCATCAGGAACGGAAACAACAAAAGGCACACCACACGCTGCCACACTGATTGCATCTATTTCCCCTTCCGTAATAATGAGGGCCGCATCGCCCGATTGAACCATTGGGTCTTCTAACACATCAGCGTTAAAGAACCGTTTCTCACCACTTTTCTTTTGCCAGAATGTCTTTTGCGGGCCGCGATACTTCGCACCCACTTCAACACCGTGGCGAATAAACGGGAAAACAAATATGTCCCCGTTTTCATCTTGAATTACTGACCCATCCTGATCGCGCTTGCCGGAGTAGCATCCCATATGTTCTGCGATTGTCTCCGTCAGCCCCCGACCTTCTAACCACCTTTTGTGCATTTCCGAGATCATCTATTTCCCCGCCCGTCCAATTACAGTTAAAACAACGCCAACCGATGCCCGTCTCATCGATCCGCACTGATAAACAACGATCATGATTTTTCTTGCGCGTATGGCTGCATTGGGGACACAGGGTCTTGTAAGACCCCGCCTTCCCCGTCCGCAATTCTATCCCATGCGCCCGTGCTAACGCAAGCACGTCCATCAGTTTAACATATCTTTATTGATAAGGTTAAAGTTACCGCCCTCTTCATCATGGATTTGCGCATATGTCAAAACCATGACCCGATAAAACATTTCGTTTTTATCCTCCGGATCACTCGCAAGCAACGAACCCAGAACCGTCTGCAAACATAAAATTCCAATCGCTTGGGATTTACCGTTTATGACGTTTGCTAATTCCGCGCATGTCGCCTCAAACTCTTCTGAATTTTCCATAATAAAATCGTTCGCATCTTTTAAAATTTTCAAATGCGATTTTGGATCAGTCTGTTCCATCTCTTTTCCCCATATCTTCACAAATTTCACACATTGCTTTTACGCAAATAATGACGCTGGCCCACGTGATGATCCCCACAGGGATGTACACGCATACGATGTCCAAATTACTGATCATAGGTCAACCGATTGATCACTTCGAGGAATGAAGCGTATTGACGATACGTCATCATAACACCATCATCCGTAAACCTTGTATTATCAATCAGCATGTTAATCGCTTCATTAATATTACGAAGCAAAAGAGCCGCCTTCCATTCGACCGTGTCTTCTTTATCAAACATCATTTGACCCGAATCACGAGCGTAATCATCCGCAACCTGTGCCGCATTTTCTAATTGACTAATTAATTCAAACATGTATGGATCCTTTTGTTTCGTATGCTCCCCGCGAGCATGTGGAATATAAACATGCTCTTATGACGTTGTCAAGCAAAGGTTTAAAAGGATGCGATCAAAAGAAGCGGGTCAAGAGGTTTTAGTTGAAACCTTGCAGGCTCTTATGGCGGCACAGAACAATATGGCTGCTGCCGCACGTATGACAAAAGTCCCTTACATTACATATGTTAAACGGGTAGAAGCAGCGAAAAAGAAGTTTCCGGATGGGCTTCCGGAAAAATTACAACCGAAAATGCGGTGGAGCATTCCACCCATGTTAAATCTTGATTTGGGCAAAGAGGTCACTGTCCTCGCGGGTGGTGATTTGCACACATGGTATGGTGAACCGCCCATCATGTGGCAGGCGTTCTGCCGGATCGCACACTTAATCAAACCCGATGTTATCGTATTGATGGGTGATATGATTGATGGTGCGCGTGTCAGTAAATACGCGAATATGTATGGAAGCACCGCACCCAAAGTCGCGTTGGAGATTGAGACGTTTCAAGAATACTTAACGATGCTCCCCAAATGCAAAAACGTCTATTGGACTGTCGGTAATCATGACATCCGCGTTGATGCGTACTTGATGCAGAACGCATCGGAACTCGCGGAGTATGTCGGCGGCCTTGCTGATCGTTTCCCACAGATCAATTTCTGCATGGGCCTGACGATTGGGGAAACTGAATTCCGCCATCGGTATCGTGGCGGGATCCACACAGCTTTCAATAACACCCGTGAGGCTGGCATCAATATGATTACGGCTCACACACATGCCCTACAAGTCACTGCGCATCGTAACAGGCGCGGTACTACCTACGGCGTGGAGACGGGCATGCTTGGCCCTGTAAATGGCCCCCAATTTGAATATACAGAGGGTGCGCCCACCCGTTATCAAGAAGGGTTTGCGGTTCTGACGATTGATGCGGAGGGATATATGTTCCCTCCGGAATTGTGTGAGAAGGTGCGAGGCCGCCCCGTATTCCGTGGGGATTACGTTCTCTGACGAACACGAAACAACGAAGGCTTGCGCTTAATCGCGATATACTCATATTGCATATAGCCAAGCTTTCGTTGAAACAAAAACACTTTCTTTTTCGCTTCCAAATCCATTGCTAACGCACCAACTTGTTTGATTTGCTTCGCTCTTTCATTGTCAGCGTCACCAACGCTATCTCTCGCCATAAAACCCGTATAATACACATACGCTTCATACGGCTGCGATGAGTGCAACCATTCCAAAATATCTGTCACTGATCCGTTCTCCAAACTCATGCTGGCTCCTTGGGGACTTCCTGTATTAAGGGCCGACGCGATAGCATCTGCTTAATCGTTTCGGACTTGATAGTCAGTTCGTTTCGGAGAGACTCGTTTTCCCGCGCCTGTTGCGTCATGATCCCACGCCCCATGCGAATAACGTCAACGATGTGCTGTAGGTCTTGGCTTTTCGTGTCCTTCAAACGCTCGATGATGGCGGTTGCTTGATCAATGTACCTTTGAAGACCTTCGTTCATATGTCCCACCGATGTATTTCTTCTTTGACGCACCGCGCTGTGAATAATGGTTTCAACAACGCAGCACACGCAGCAAACGCGAAAAACCCAAATAGATATATGCGCAGGGATATTTCTATCCCCACGCGCTCTATCCACAATGTTATTTTGCGTCCATCCACCGGCTTGATTCCGTCATCTTTGATGCGAGAGCACTCAATGTCTGACTATACTGAGACGCGAACCAAGTAAACATTTCATTTGCCTTGGCAACTTCCAAATCGTGTTGAACGCGCTGCTCAACCGATAGGAAACTCGTTTCTTTTTTGGACAACCCATCCAAAAGATTACGATAATGATCGCGCTGCTCCATAAAATTCTGCAATACTTTGACGCGAGGATCCGCCTGTTCTTGCGTCATTTGTGTACCACCCAATGGTACACCAAAGTACGGTGTCGCCGCCATTGTCTGATCAGCGACGATGGTCACCGTTTGGGTTTCCGCCTGCTTGATTTGATCACGCGCCCATTTCGGGATATATTCACCCCTCTTTTGCCCCTTCATCGGGTGTGGGCGTGGGACAAGCTTGATTGGTTCCTTTGCGAAACCAAAACGTTCAATTGCCTCCGCAATTTCGTATTCCCTGCCGCCAAGCATACGGGCAATCGCATGGATCGTCCGCCCTTCTTCGACATACAGTTTCTTCAGTTTGTTTTCCTTTTGCTTTGACCATTGCAAAATCTTGCGAGGTTTCGCTTTCGTAAACTCACTAACTTGTTCACGAAATTTATTTAGGCCGTCCATATCGTTTTGACTAAACAAAGTTTTTACTCCTTGGTTTGTTGATAGCTTCCGCCAATTCAACGACTTCCGCTATTGAGGGAGGGTATTTGCATTTCGCCAAGATACCCGTTTTTGGGTCGTTGAGACCCCGTAGAACTTTCTGCTCGTACCCCGTCAGGACTTCCGACAGGGCTTGTATGTACTGGTTTGGGTTCGGCAAAAGGGTCAGGCTGTAGCAACCCGCTATCTTTTGCGCTAACTCGATTGGACTTATCGGCTTCAGAGTCATACATCCACGCCTTTGAAAAATTGTCAGAATTTATGTCAATCGCGGCAATAGCCGCCTCGTAATCCATCCTCTTTTGTTCCAGTCCCCCTTGTTTACTGGTTAAAATCTTGGAGATGTACGCGATGGGATCTCGTGGTTGCTTCTCAAGAGCCGCCTCATACGCCTGCATGACGCGCTTTTGATCCCCCTTTGCCCATTTCAAACACCGCCCCGTGAATGTGCGGGCTGTGGATTCCACAATCCCGAATGTTAACAACGCTCCAACCGCCTCGTCCCAAAAAGCATGACCATCATCAATTATGGATGATAGGATTCTGGCGGCCCCCTCATTGATTGACGTAGTCAATCTAAGGTTATCTATTACAGGTTCGGGTGTCTGATAGACACCCTCCTTGGTGTCTATTGGATACCCTGAGGGTTGCTCATTGACACCCTCCTCCTGACATAATTTCAGTTCAGGTGAATTATTATCTAAATGCAATTCGTATTGATTGGATTTGTTGCGCCCAAGTTTATCACGGCGTTCATGGGCGGTAATCAAACCCGCCTTCTCCAACTCATCAACAGACCGCAAAATACTACTTTTGGACATGCAACAATCCGTTTCCAATCGTCTAATAGACGGGAAACAATCACCCGTGTCGGCGTTATACCGATCAGCGAGTGCGAGCAGCACGATCTTTGACATGTATGAAATTGATTTTTGGGACCATGCCCATGTGGTAGCTTTATGCGACATAACGTAACTCCAAGGTTGACGGGGAGATTACGGGTGCCGTATAAAGGGGGCAGTTCCGATAATTTCCCAGCGTTATCAGGAATTAGGGGTTGGTAGCCCCGCAACTCCATTGATGCGCCTCCAGTTCATTCTGGGGGCGCTACTTTTTTCACCCTAGGGCGTTTTTTAGGCCTTGTCAACGATTTCCCATCGACGAACAAAGTAATTTCAATCCCGTGATACAGTTCCGCCGCCTTCTTCCGAAGTTTAAACGCAGCGTCCATCATTGTGCCTTTGCTTTTGACATCCTCAATGACCCATTTTCCCAACGTATCATCAAAATACCGGAAGTCGGCGGTATACCGACAATACAATTGAGTGTTAATAAAGACTTTGAATTCCGGTTGCAATTCAAGGTGATGGATCTCTTTTGCCTTTTGCCGCATGTTTAAATCAACAAAACGCATCGCCTCCGTTTTACTGTCAAAAACAATACCGCAGATCGTCCTATCCTTCTTTGGGGCTACTCTGTATCTCGGAGGCATTTGGTGGGCCTTTCGGAAAAAAATCGTCGGGTTTCAATTCGATACCGCGTTGTTTCGCAGCGACCATAAGTTCTAACTGGCGGCGGTGAGGAATCAAGCCCCCTCCGCCAAAGTTCTCTTTAGGCCATGTCCAACGATAAATCGCTTGTGGGGATAAACCCAACATCAACGATACAGCGCGAACGCCACCAAGTTTGTTAATAACCCGTGTAGCAACTTTATGCGTCATTTTTTTATAAACCTTTTTAAACTATTGCTTGACAACTATATGTTGATTGTGGTTCTATGTCAACAGAAAGGGGAAATCAAATGGATATCATTGAACGCCTTAGTGAATTGCATTCTAATTTGATGGATGCACATTCAACCGTAAAAAAATATGAAGAAACAATTACGGATTGTGCCATGTGTTTAACATGGGCTGAAATGGAAATTGAACAGTTGCGTGAAGCGTTGCGTGAAATTCATGGATTGGGCGATACGCCAGACGATTCATGGAAAGCGTATCAAATCTGCTGCAAAGCATTAGGGGAGCAAGAATGATGGATATCGTTGAAAAATTGCGTGAATTATCGGCGCTGGAAAAATCATTCCCAATGAGCGGAACATGCTGGTACGAAAAAGCCGCTGACGAGATTGAGCAATTGCGCGAATATATAAAAAATTGGAAAGACACAGACAGCGCCGCAATTATGGCTTTAAGTCAAGCGCAAAGAGAAATTGAGAAACTGCGTGGGGACATTAAAAAATTTGAAGTCATTGTGCAAAAACTTTTGGTCAACCAAACAACGGATCAAATTGTTAAAAACTTGTTTGAGCACGGGACATTTACTAAACCAACGGGGGAAGAGTGATGGATATTGTTGATAAGCTTCGCAGTTACCGCCCTACATATGGATGGCCCGAAGAATCATCTGTGATCGTTGAGCCGACCATGAACCATGTTGCTGCTGACGAAATAGAACGGCTGAGGGGAAAAATTAAGAAGCTGGAAAGAGAACTAGATAAGAAAGATGCCAATGCAGATATGCAATATTTAAATGGAATGAAATTCGGTTGGAATTGCGGTCTTTATGAAAACAGAGAAACATACGAGACGGTAAAAAAGTCAATCTTATTACAGATACGGTATTGGAAACAGCATTGGAGAAAGAATGATGGACATTGTTGAACGGCTGATGAACCGCCACTGCTGCCAAGACAATATTGATCAAGAGGCGGCGAAAGAGATTGAACGGCTGCGGGAAGCATTACAAGAATATTGTGATGGTCAATATTCAGGATACGTTACATTACCATGCGGTTGGGACGACGCGGGGACGCTCGCTAAATTTGTTTTAGAAGGTAAAACCTTGCAAGATTATATTAATGATTGCAAACATTTAGCGGAGAAAGAGTGATGCTTTTAGATTTTGCATTGGTGTTTTTATTTTTTGCCGTTTGGCTCGGTGCGTGTTGGTACATGATGGAGCAGGTGTTTATCGATGAAGGGATACAGAGGAGGAAAAAGTGATGCGAACTTTTGTTCAATGGAAGGGTACCGATCTTTGCATGGACTTGATGTGTGACTGTGGCGGCGGTGGGCATTTTTGCGGCGCGTTTGCATATGTCATTCAATGCCCAAGTTGCAAAACATACTTTGAGATGCCGACTGATCTGCCGTTAAAACAGATTGATAGCGTTCCAGATGGCACTCCTGTTTTGGAAGCATTTGGGGAGGATGGCTGATGGTCGGTGCAACGGATCTTGAAAAGG